CGCGGTAACGCGATGCATCCGGAAGTTGATATGGCTATTGAAGATATTGTAAATGAAGCAATTACAGGATCTGAATTAGAACAAACCCTTGATATTAATTTGGAAGATGTTCAAGCCCCAGATAGAATTAAAAAAGTAATTAAAGAAGAATTTGATGATATCTACGGTATGCTTAATTTTAAAGAATTGGGTCACGATATTTTCCGTCGTTGGTATGTTGATGGTCGTATGTATCACCATTTGGTCATTAATGAAGCAAATCCAAAAGAAGGTATTGTAGAAATCAGACCTATTGATGCTGCTAAGATGCGCAAGGTCAAAAAAATTAAAAAGAAAAAAGATCCTGCAACCGGCGCGGATATTGTTGAAAAGACAGAAGAATTTTTTATCTATCAAGAAAAGCCAGGTTCATCAACAAATGGTGTAAAGATGACGGCAGACTCTGTGAGTTATGTCACATCAGGTTTGTTATCTGAAGATCGTAAAAAGATAATTTCATTTCTACATAAAGCACTCAAGCCTATTAATCAATTGCGCATGATGGAAGATGCATTGGTTATCTATAGATTGGCTCGTGCACCAGAACGCCGTATTTTCTATATTGATGTTGGTAACTTACCACGTGGTAAAGCTGAACAATATATGAAAGATATTATGGCCAAGTATCGTAACAAACTTGTCTATGATGCAAAGACTGGTGAAATTAGAGATGATCGTAAGCATATGTCTATGCTTGAGGATTTTTGGTTACCACGTAGAGAAGGTGGAAGAGGTACTGAAATCTCTACACTAGCTGGTGGTGAGAATCTAGGTCAAATTGAAGACGTTCTTTTCTTCCAAAAGAAAGTATATAAATCACTAAATGTTCCTATCAATAGACTAGAACAAGAAGCACAATTTAGTCTTGGTAGGACAACAGAAGTCAACAGAGATGAACTTAAATTTCAAAAGTTTATTGACAGACTTCGTATGAGATTTGCCCATCTTTTCTATGGCATTCTGAAAAAACAACTTATTCTTAAAGGTATTTGTACTGAAGAAGATTGGGAAGATTGGAAAAATGATATTACGGTTGACTTTATTAAGGACAACCACTTTACAGAAATGCGTGATATTGAAGTATTACGTGAAAGAATCCAAACATTGGATATGGTTCAAAACTATGTTGGTGAGTATTATTCAAAGGAATGGATCCAAAAGAATGTTCTCATGCTATCTGATGAAGATATTGAACAAATGAAAAAAGAAATTGATGGTGAAACTGAGGAAGAACCTGAAGAAGAGCCACAACAAGAACCACAGGATGTACCTCAAGCCGGTGGTGGGCAAAAACACAGCATTGATATTAACGTGAAGGGAAATAACCAATGAGTGAACAAGCTGAAGTAATGGAACCTGAAGTAGCAGAAAATGAATTGCCAACTCCAGAAATTCAGAATATGATTCAACATGCAATGGATAATGAATATAGTCAGGCCAATAATATCTTTGGTGAATTAATGACTGTTAAACTTAATGATTTATTGGATCAAGAAAAGGTAAGACTTGCAGATCAAATCTACAATGGAGTAGAGGATGATGAAGACGAAACCGATATTGATGACGAGGACCAACTCGAGCTTGACCTTGAAGGAGAGAGCGAGCTTGAATCGGACGAAGAGGATGATGAGGAAGATGATGAAGTCGAAGATAACGACGAAGAATTAGAATAATAAAAGAATTAATTTTTATAAATAGTATTACAAAAATGAAAAAGTTTTTTCAGCTAAGAGAATTAACCGGAAGGAAACCTGAAGGCCAGGTTGTGGTCAATAAAAAATTAGGTAGAATTCAGGTTATGGTTTATAAAGAAAGAAATGGATTTGTTGCCTATATTGATGGCGACAGATTAGATCTTTATAAAACCAAACGAGAAGCTGAAAAAGCGGCAACAGAGTTTGTAAAGGTATTAAAAAAATGAAGCTGATTGCTGAATATACTGAAGATCAATTGGAAGTTGTTACAGAAGCTACCAAGGATGGCGGCAAAAAATACGCCATCGAAGGTGTATTCATGTCAGCCGAACAAAAGAATCGTAACGGTCGTATATATCCACGTATGGTAATGGAAGGTGCAGTTGACAAATATGTCACTGAACAAGTTGCCAAAGGACGTGCTGTTGGTGAATTAAATCACCCTGAAGGTCCGACCGTTAATTTAGATAAAGTTTCTCACAAAATCGAATCACTGACTTGGTCGGGTAACGATGTTGTGGGCAAAGCGACTATTTTGGAAACTCCTATGGGACAAATTGTAAAAGGTTTGTTAGATGGAGGAGTCAAACTAGGCGTATCAACTCGTGGTATGGGAAGCCTTGAAAATCGTGGTGGAACAATGGTTGTAAAACCAGACTTTCTACTCAATGCAGTAGATATTGTTCAGGATCCATCTGCACCTAGCGCATTTGTTAATGGAGTTATGGAAGGTGTTGAATGGGTTTGGAATAATGGCATCATTGAAGCTCAGGCAATTGAAAAGATAGAGACTGAAATTAAGAAAGCTCCGCGTGCCGATCTCTATGAGACACAGGTTCGTGAGTTTAAGAATTTCCTCTCGTTGCTCAAAACTAAATAAAAGGAGTCAATAATGACTGAAGATCAAATGATTGAAGATCAGGAAGTTGACCTCCATGATGACAACGATGTCGTGGAAGAAGCTCACGATCCTAAAAATGCAGAGGCACAGTCTATCGCATCAGTAGATAAAGCTGAAAATGCTGGTAAGACTGCCCCAAAGCGTAAAGGTGATAATACAAAGCAAGATCCAATGCCTAAAGCTCCAAGCACAAAGGCAGGTATGATCAATGCAGCATACATGAAAATGGCAGGTATGAAAAAGGAAGACCTGGCAAACATGTATGGTAAAATCATGGCAGAAGATGTTGATGTATCAGATGACGCAGTTGTGGGAACACCTGCTGAAATTGATTACAATGCAGATTTCAGCCAAGACCTAAATGCCTTGGTTGCCGAAGAAGCAACTCTCTCAGAAGAGTTCAAAGAAAAGGCCGAGATCATTTTCGAAGCAGCTATTAAATCTAAGCTTGCAGAAGAAATTGATCGTTTGGAAGAAAAATACAATGAGGAATTGGCAGAGGAAGTTGAATCTACCAAAGCTGAACTCGTTGAAAAAGTCGACAGCTATCTTAACTACGTAGTTGAGAATTGGATGGAAGAGAATAAACTTGCCGTTCAATCTGGCCTGAGAACTGAAATCGCCGAAAAGTTCATGAACAGTCTTCGTGACTTGTTCACTGAGTCTTACATCGAGGTTCCAGAATCAAAGGTTGACCTAGTTGACGAACTGGCTGAAGAAGTTCAAGAGTTGGAAGCAGCCTTGAATGAAACAACTGGTAAAGCTATCTCAATGCAGGAAGAGTTGGAAGTATTGAAGCGTGATAAAATTATCCGTGAACATGCTTCAGGTCTTGCTGAAACACAAATTGAGAAACTCAAAGATTTGGTAGAAGATATGGACTTTGAATCAGAAGAAGCTTTCTCTGCGAAAGTTGCTACTGTAAAAGAATCATACTTTACCAAAAAAGTAACTGAGTCCGCTGACATTGAAGAAGAAGATGGTGATGATACACCAGTAGTCGAATCTTCAACTATGGCTCAGTATCTCTCTGCAATCCAAAAAACTAACAAATAATTTGGGAGTCCAAAACAATGCAAGTATCATACGATAAGTTGATCGAAAAATGGGCACCGGTACTGAACGAAGAATCAGCGGGCACCATTAAAGATCATCACAGAAAAGCTGTTACTGCAGCAATTCTAGAAAACCAGGAAAGAGCTTTTGCTGAAGAAGCAATGATCACAGAAGCTGCTCCTACTAACTCTGTAGCAAGTGGCAATGTTGCTAACTGGAATCCAGTACTGATTGCCCTCGTACGTCGTGCAATGCCAAATCTGATGGCCTATGACATGTGTGGCGTTCAGCCAATGTCAGGTCCAACAGGCTTGATCTTTGCAATGAAGTCACGCTATGAAACAACCAAAGCTGGTGTATCTGCCGGTGATGAAGCTCTCTTCAGTGAAGCTGCCGTTGGTTTCTCTGGTGATTCAGCTACAACCGGTAACGGTTCTGCTGGTCCATCAGGTCTGTCTGGTCTGACTGATTCATCAGGTGCATCTGACTCATCTCTGGAAAACAATCGTACAGGTCCATATGCTGGCGATCCATACACAACACCAGAAGCTGAAGCTCTTGGTTCTGCAGGTTCACAAGACTTTGCAGAAATGGGCTTCACCATTGAGAAAGCTACA